TCAGTTGGCTGGAACGGCAACCTCGACACGACGCGGCCGTTCGCCATCGCGGCCGGGAACCAGCACTACGACGACGCAGACGTCGCGTCCGTTCTGCACGGCCGGCGTCGCCTTGGCCAGGGTCCCGCCCTGCTGGCTTGCGACCTGCTGCCCGATCGCGACGCAATCGCCGGCCACGCGCGTCAGCAGCGTTCCGGTTCGCGGAGCCGTCAGCGGCAGGGTCGCCGCATGCGCAGCCGATGTGCCGGCGAGCGCGGCCAGAACGGCGATAAGTTTGGGAGCAGAAAGATGTTTCATCATGGCGCCTTCTATAGCGCTTTTTAGCTGAACAATGAATGAACGGTAAAGGCCCCAGCGGCCATTGCCGAGGCCTTCTATCCCATATCGTTAAACAGTTGCTTACGAAATCCTGGAATCCGCGTTGAAGCGACCGACGATCGCGACCAGGCCCGCCAGAGCGGTGACAAATTGCATGATGATTTCGACGAGCGATTGCTGGTCGATAGTTTCGGTGGAGATGCCGAGCAACCCTGCGATCGAGACACCGAAGGTCACTGCGGAGGCCCATATGGTCTTGGAGAGATACCAGGGTTTTACGGTATTCATGCGGATCACCTTTCTGTGTTGCGGTTAAAATTCGACCGGAAGGCGGGCGAACCTGCCCGCTCCGGTTCTGGCGCTGATCATCGCCACCGCCAATTCGAACGGCTTTTCAGGGCCGCCGAGATCGGCGGTCCGCTCCTGCGCCGTGTAACGCCATGACGGCGCGTTCACCTCGGCCCCGCGGATGAGCGATCCCTTCCGCCGGATCTCGACCTGATAAAGTTCCCGCTCCTCGCCGAGCGGAATATCAGCCCCGAGCCAGCTGTCGGCATCGATGCGGCCGCGCCTTATCCAGCTTGCGGCGATGTCGCCATCCGGCAGATGCCGGACGGTGAGATGGGCCGGGCTCAGGGGCTCAAGCGCCCGCACTCCGCCGACGGCTGCGACCGTATCGAAATAGATGTCCGAAAAGTCGCGTCCGGTCGTGCCGACGCGCCAGTTGAGGGAGAGCCCTATCTCCGATGCCTGCAAACCCGCGGGTACAACCGCTTCGTCCAGCAGCACGAATGGCGTGCCGGCCGGTTTCGGCATGGAAGCCTCTTCCTCCGTCCCAAGCTGCCCGCGCAACAGGCGGGTCAGCCGCCAATGGTCCTCTGCGATCTCCGCCGCTTCGAGAAACTGGAAGACTTCCCAGCGTCCATCCGGTGCCTGAAGCAGGCCGGCATTCGCGCCATTGAAGAGCTGCGCGAGGGACTGCGAACGCAATTCTCCGGAATAGAGCTGCACATCGGCCGCTTGCGTTGCGAACCGGCCGCTCCGGCCCGGCGGCAGCGGCGCTGTCAGTTCTCCCATCGTTGCCCTGTGGCCTGCGAGCGCGCGTGCCGAATAGCCGTCGGATTGCGGTGAAGCATAGGCGCTGACGCCACGCCACGGCCTGGCATGAGCGGCAAGACGGAACTGGCTTGCCGCCTCCTCGGCACCCGGCCAGGCCGGCAGGTCGATCAGGTGGAAAAGCGGCTTTCCGTCATTCGTGGCGGGGTTGTCCGGCGGCACCGGCGGCAGGGTTCCGGCATCGGGGAAACGCATATGCGGCGCGATGGCGACCGCCTGGACATTGCGCGCGGCACCGTCCTCCAAAGCGGTTACGGTGAACTCCGTCTCCCCGACATCACCCGTGCTGCCTGAAAGGCGGATCCTGTCGCCCACCGTCAGGCCAGCATGGTCCCACGGAACGGAGAGGCTCCGCGTCCGCCGCCCCGCCCAGCGCCTTCGCAGCCAGTTTTCCGCCAGCGCCTTCGCCTGACCGGCCTCCATCGAGCCTGCGAGTGTCAGCGTCTCTATGCCCTGTCCTCTCCCTTCAGTCCTGACAGCGACCGCGCTGCCCGCCTGGTAATCGCGCAAGGGATCGGTGAAGAACACCTCCACCGCCCCTGGAAGCTCATTGCGATCTTCGAGCACGGATGTCATCGAGCCTGTCTCTTCAGGCAGGACGACATCCTCGATGAGGCGCGCCGAAGAAAGCCGCGCGGCACTGCGGAAGACGAACCGGCCGTCCGCCTCGAAAGCATGGACGCCGAAGAGCTCCAGCAGAGGGTCCAGGACGGAACGCACCGTCGACGGTTCGCCGATAACAAAGCCGGAGAGATAACCGTCGACGGCTGATGTATCGGGCGCCTCCAAACCGAAATCCCGAAAGATGGCGGCGATCAGATCGTCGAGCGCGATGCCGCTCAATCGGCCGTTCAGCCAATGGCCGAGACGCCAGTTGTCGGCATCGCCCCAGAGATCGCGTTGAAGCGGAAATTCGGGAAAGGGACGGGTGTCCCATGCCCAGAGATAAATGCGGCTGGCATCCAGCATCCGCCCGCCATAGAGGGGAGAAACAGGATTGCCGCCGCCCTCCGTCCGGTTCCAGTAATCGAGATGCGCGCTCAGGAAACGGCTCTGCGCCAGATCGGAACGCGAGCCGTCCGAGAAATATGGAATGGCATTTTCGGAGGACTTCGGATCGGGAAAGACATTGGGCTGGTTGGGCGCCTTGTCCACGGCGGGACAGCCGAGCTCGGTGAACCAGAACGGCTTGGATCTCGGCTGCCATACGGTCGGCGTCGCGCTTTCCCTGCCGCCGATGCGGTCATAGTGCGGGTTTTCCCACCAGCTCTTCAGATCCTTGTAGCGGAAGACCCAGGGTTTGCCGGCAAGGCCGTCGGCTATCGGCGAGCGGACGCGGTTCCGGCGATCGTCCTCGCTGGCATAATACCAGTCGAATCCTTCCCCACCGGCAATGTTGGCGATGAGGCCGTCGCTGTCGTAAGCGCCGGAGACAGCGTCCGGCCCGAAACGCCTGTCGTCCTCATCGCGCCAGTCCGAGAGCGGCATGTAATTGTCGATGCCGACCGCATCGATCGCCGGATGGGCCCACAGCGGATCGAGATGGAAATAGACGTCGCCGCTGCCGTCCTGCGGGTGGTGGCCGAAATATTCCGACCAGTCGGCGGCATAGGTCAGCTTGCAGTCTGGCCCGAGGCGGGAGCGCATTTCGGCGGCAAGCCCGCAGAGAGCGGCAACAAAAGGAAAGCCGTTTGTCCCGTCGCGTAACGTCGTAAGGCCCCGCAACTCCGAACCCAGGATGAAGGCATCGACACCGCCGGCCTTCGAAACCAGATCGGCGCAATGCCGGATGAATCGGCGATATCCCCATTCTCCGTCGAGAAAAGCGGCTATCTGGCCGCCTGCTGCAGCTGTGCGATCCGCCGTTCCCTCTCCGCCCGGCCCGGGAAAGCAGGTGATGCGGCCGCGCCAGGGATAGGCCGGCTGGCTTTCCCTGCCATAGGGAGACGGCAGGCGGTTGCCGGCAGGAATGTCCATCATGACGAAGGGATAGAAGGTGACCTCGAGCCCGCGCGCCTTCGCATCGCGGATCGCCGCGATCACGCTGTCATCGGATGGCGTCCCGCCATAGGCGGCGCCCTCACCGTTGCGGGAGACGAGATGCGCCTCGTCCCGATCCAGCCCGGCGACCCGCCAGGCGCGACTTGGCCGTCTGGCGTGGCTTTCCACGACGCCCGGCCGGATGCGGCATTCGCCGGCGCGCAGATCATCGCCGAACCATGGCACCACCAGCGCCACATGCCGGAGATCGGGACAAAGCGCCTGCAATTCGTCCATCGCCGCGTTCCAGTCGCTTGCCGCACGCAAAGCGTTGCGATTGAGCGAGCGCGTCTCCCCTGGCCTCGGCTGGTCCGTCACCACGTCGGGCGACAGGCCGAATTCGGTCGAACCCGGAATGAGCGCAACCGCCGTGACGCGTTTCGTGAGCGTGCCGACGGGCCGCATCACCTCGAACTGGATTTGCGGAAGCCGGTTGCCGTAGACATCGATCGGCATGCGCTCGAAAACGACATAGGCGGTTCCACGATAGGCGGGTGCATTGCCTGCCCCCTGCTTGGCCTCGATCAGCGGATCGGGCATCTGGTCGTCCGTACCGCGATAAATGCGCATTTCGACGGCGGTCTGGTCCAGTTCCCTGCCGTCGACCCAGATGCGGCGGATGCCTGATATCTCGCCTTCCGCGACGGCATAGGCGACATTGGCGAAATAGCTGTAGGTGGTGCTTTTCGCCCCGCCCTTGCCACCCTGGCGGGTCGTCTTCGACGTTTCCTCGAAACGGGTCGCCCAGATCAGCGTGCCGGAAAGACGCGCGGTGCCATAGACGAAAGGCAGCGCAGCCCCCTCCTCCGCCGAGGTCGGCTTTGCACCCGCCAGGCGCGGTCCTTCCACATGGCGCGTCGAGTTGATGAGCGCCGTATCGATGAGATAGCCGCCCAGCGCGCCCGCCGCCGCACCGATGGTGCCGCCAAGCGTGCCGAAGAAGCCACCGAGGAACCCACCAGCGGCTTGAAGGACGAGTGTCGCCATGGAAGATCAGACCTGTTGTTTAGCCGCACTGTGCGACGCCAAATGGTTCCCACCGGGCCGCAAAATGCCCGGATCAGGAAATGCGAACACGGCGGCGATGCGCCGCCGCCATTGCGGAACCAGTGCCGAGGCCATGACGCGGTGGCCTTCATAGGCATGGATGAAACGGTTTTCCGGAGCGAGAATGCCCAGATGCTTGGCGGCGACGGACGGACGCCAGCGAAAGATCAGGAGATCACCCGGCTGCATCGCTTCGACGGGTTTGTCGGCCATGTGCCGGTTCGCCGCCTCGATCAGAGGATCGCCGCCTCCGGCTTCCGCCCAATCCGGCGCATAGGCTCCGGGATCTTCCGGCTCGTCTCCATAGAGTGCGCGCCAGATGCCGCGGACGAGGCCCAGGCAGTCGCAGCCGACACCCTTCAGCGATCCGCCATGGCGATAGGGCGTGCCCATCCAGCCCTCCGCCTCGCGCAGGACGGCCGATGCGATCATCTCGGTCATGGCACCAGCGGCCCTCCGTCGAATTCGGCATCGTCACTGACATAGCCATAGGCTGCGTCATTGCCGGGCAGGTGCGGAAAACCGCGAAAATTGACCGTATTGGCGAATTTTGCCCGGCATTGCGCGAAGCTCTTGTCGCAGCCGGCAACGATGCGGAACCTGTCGCCGACCTCTACCGGATCGCCGGGGATATCACGCAGCACGAGTCGACTTGCCGAGCCCGTCAGGACATGGCCGACAACCATCGCCGCCTTTCCCGCATTCGCCCCGCTCGTCCAGGTCAGGTGGCCATTGTCGAACCAGCCGGGCTGAAAACGCTCCAGGCCCGCCGCCAGAAAGGCGGCGTCATCGGTTCGGGTCACCCGCCCTTCGGCGCAATAGCGCGGATCGGCGGCGTTCACACCGCAGTGCCGGTCGCCCAGATCCGCATCGCAATTGCGCGTGACGCGGCGGCCGCGGATCTTGTCCAGGACGGCAGCAGCGCCTTTGAGCTCCGCAGTGAACCTGCCATCCGCATGCGTGATCTTGCCGACCGTCGAGCGCCTGAGGAGCACATGCTCCCGCGGCGAGGACCAGTTGACGAGATAGGTCTCCACAATCGCGCCGTCATAAAGGCCTCGCTCGATGTCCGCCCGATCGATGGCGAGCGAAGAGAGCGCGCCTTCGATCTCGGCGCTGTCGATGGAGAGGCCCAGCGCCGTGCTCGCCTCGCTGCCGCTCATTCCCGCCTGCGGTTCGCACATGGTGCCGGATACGGAGAGCGGCCGGTCATGATCGGTAAAGCCCAAGGCGGCGCCGTGCTTCCGGCGGATGATCCAGACGAAACAATGGGTTGTCACCGTCCCCTGCAGATGTGATTCAAGCGCTGCCGGAACCGGGATCATGCTTTCACCTCGATGATCGGGATGGAGGGGATTTCGCCGGCCTGGAAGGAGGCGATGCTGGCGGTGAGCCTGTCCGTGTCAAAGCGCACCGGCACATCAAAGACAAAGCCGGCGATGACGGAGGCGCCATCAGGCGGGATGGACTGAGGGGCGAAGGTTACGATGCCGGTGAGGCTATCGGGGGTGAACGCCTCCCCCTCCACCATTCCAACCCCGCCGACGGTGATGCTGAGCGAACCCGCGACCGGCTTCGTGATCGAGCGGACATAGGTTCCGTCCCCCTCGCCGTAGCGCCTAAGCAACTGGAAATCGGCCCTCCTGCCGTCCCCTGTGCCGATCAGTTCGTTCTCCGCTACATGGTCGAACGGATCGCGGAAGCGGAAGGCATGGAGCGAGCCGTGGCGCGCCTCAAAGAAGGCCAGGACCTCCCGCAGATCCTGCAGCGAGCGCAATCCCGTGCCGGCATCGAAATGCCGGCGGGACTGCGCCCAGCGCGCATTGCGCTTCTCGTGGCCCGACGTGAGCGTGACGATCTCGTTGCGCCATTCCGGCCCTCCGGTTGCCCCGAAAGAGACGCCGAGGGGAAAACGGACATCATGAAAAGAGGAGATATCGGCCATGAACTACAAGCTCCTTGCGCCGCGCCGGGCCGCCCGGGCCAGCATGCCGGAAACCTGGGCCTCCGACTTGCGGAAGGAGCTCGCATCCGGCGTCGAGACATTGAAGACGACCTGCATGGGCTTTGTCGTTCCGCCTGCCGCCACGCCGAGCCGGCCGTCAGCGCCGCGGGCGAGCGGCAATATCGCCTCGGCACCCGCCTCGCCGGTCAACCCCAGCGAGCCGCCGGCCATGCCGAAATAGGTGGGGCTCGACACGACGCCTCCCTTGGCGAAGGCGGTCACGCCTCCCAGCCCGCCCAGCAGGCCGGAGAACATCGACGACATCATCCCCTGGAGGGGCTTCAAACCGGTTTCGAGCGCAAGGCCCGCCAGACTGGTGGCGAGCCCGCGCAGCACATCGTCGAGGCCGCGGCCGCTGACGGCCGCCCCCTTCAGCGCCGCCGTCAAGCTTACGCCGAACCGGTCCGACTTCTTCTGCAGATCGTCGAGCACGCGGTCGAAGGCGCTGGTATCCGCCTCGATCGCGACGGTCACATTCTCATTCTCAGGCATGGAGCGGTTCCTATTTCAAGAAGCGTTCGGTGCCAGGTGCCCCTCACCCCTACCCTCTCCCCGTAAAACAGGGAGAGGGAGGCGTCGACGCTGGCGCTGTGTAGACGAACGAAATGCGACGCTGTCGCCCCCTCTCCCCGCTCGCGGGGAGAGGGTAAGGGTGAGGGGCATTCTACGAGGTTACCCATCCGGAAATGCCCGCATGAGGGCGTCCAATGTCTGGCGCGACGGCGCGTGCGCCATGCGCGACGAGAGGCCCAAAGCCGCCGCCAGCTCGCGCGGCGTCATGGCCCAGAAGGCCTGTGGAGAAAGCCGCAGATGCCCCAGGCCAGCCTGCATCACAGGCCCCCATGGGAAAGGTGCTGGTTCAGCTGCGGCGTTCAAGGGTTTGACGGGGAATCGCTTTCCGCTTTCGGCGTGTCCGCCTGCGAAGCACCGAAGGTGGCCGTCAGCAGCTCGCTCACGATGCGGGCGAAGCCCGCCGCACCGCCATCGGCCTGCATCTGAGCCACGTCCTCCCCGGTGACGCTGTGGCCGCCGCCACGCAGGCCGGCGGTGATGATCCGCATCATATCCCTCGCGGAAAGGCGGGCGGAGGAAAAACGGGCAATGAGCGCGGTCAGGTCCTCCGCCTCGAAGGCTGCCTCCAGCTCGGCAAGGGCGCCCAGCGTCAGGCAGAGCACCCATTCGCGGCCATCGAGGGTCGCCGCCACTTCGCCACGATGCCGGTTCACCATCATGTGAGCTCTCCAAAAGTGATGACGCCGGCGGATTCCAGCGCGATCTCGAAGGTGACTTCCGCATCGTGATTGCCGCCATATTCGAGCGCGGTGATCTGGAACCGCCCATCGAGCGTGCCGAAATCGGGCAGGATGATCTGCCAGGCGAGGATATCGCCATTGAAGAAGGCGGCACGGACCAGCGCATCGGACGCGGCGTCCTTGAAAATGCCGGAGCCGGTGACGGATGCCCGTTGCACGCCGCTGCCACCCAGGAGCTGTCGCCACCTGCCCGCAGCATCGGCGTCGGTCACGTCAACGCTTTCGGCGTTGAAGGCAATGCGCTTGGCACGCAGGCCCGCGCAGGTCTCATATCCCCCATCGGCGCGGGCGAGTTTAAGCAATATGTCCTTGCCTCTCTGGGCGGCCATCGTGATCTCCTGTCGTGAAGCGAAAAAGGCGACCGTCGGCCGCCCTGGAAGAATCGTGGATTTGAGATGGCGGCTAGGCCATCACCTCGGTCACGGCCCGATACCGGAGCAGGCCGTGATAGCCGTCGCGCTCATCGTCATTGCGCGCCTGCGAATATTGCAGCGCCATGTTGACGAGCCGGTGCCCGTCGAGCGCCAGAACGGCCCGCGACATCCTGATGGCGATCAGGTCCATGATCTCCAGCACCTGTTTCCTGCCGCCGGCGCGCGCCCATACATGGACGGTGAAAAGGTGCTCGTCGCCCACCTCGCTGTCGGTGCTCCAGTCATAGACCGTCGTCTGGCCGAAAGTGACGTAAGGGAAGGCTGCGGCAGCCGGTATGTGATCGTAGATATTCGGACCGCCCAGTTTCTCCACCAACACGGCATCACCGGAAAGGGCGAGATAGACCGCCTTCTGCAGTTCCATATTGGCGCTGGTCATCGGTTTCGTCTTCCTTTCGCGCGTCCGTCCTGGGTTGCAGCATCTCTTCCCGCAGCTCGACAGCGCGCCAGCGCAGGCTGCGGATCAGACCGTCCATGGTGAGAGCCATAGAGAGCTTCATCGGCCCTCCTCCCGCACCCGGCACAGACTGTAGCGGCCGCTTTCATCAGGATCATGAACGGTGAGGATCATGAAATGCCGCCCGCCTTTGCGCAGCCGCATGCCGCTTTCGACATCGCTGCGGAAGCGCACTGTGATGCGGTGGGTGATCTCTTCGAGCGGCTGCCCCCCGAAATGGCGCGCCGTGTCGGAAACAGGCTCGATGCGCCCCCAAAGAGTGGCAACCTCCTCCCATGTCTCCGTATAGCCTCCGATGCCATCGGCGACCGGCCGGAGCCGTTCGAGCGCCAGCTCGGTTCGCAACCGCCCGGCATCGATGAAGACCGTGTTCATAGCGAAATCCTCCGCCAGATATCGACGAGGCGGTCAAAGGCCGGCGGGAACGAGACCGGCTGCACCTCGCCATCGAACGCACCGCGGAACTCGTAGAGATGAGCAAGGAGCGTCAGGATGGCGTGCTTCAACGCATCCGGCACATCCGCGCCGGTTTCGCCGAATCCCGCCACGAAATCGATCTCCAGCCCGCCGAGGGAGGACGAGCCTGGGCGCTGGCTGAGATAAAGCCGCTGCGGCCGCTCACCCTTGTGCAGGCGCCGCTCGCCCGTACTGATCTCCACCGGCGTGCCATCGGGCCCATAGGCCGTCACCGCCACGATCTCCTGGACGGGATAACGGAAGAGCGCGATGCGCCCCGAACGCGGCCAGCGGTCGAGATGGAGTCGCCAGGTCTGGCTGATCAGCGCCAGTCCGGTTTGGCCTTCCACCACCTCGCGTGCCGTGCGCAGGAGCTGTTGCACAATGGTGTCCTCGCTCTCGGTGGAAAGTTTGAGAAATGCACGTGCTTCCGCGAGCGTCACCGGCTCGACCGCCGGCGGCGTGATCAAATGCATGGTCATGGGGGAGTCCTTGTGGGATGAGAAACGATAAACGCCAGCGGGACAACGCCCCCTCTGGGCTGCCGCCCATCTCCCCCGCGAGGGGGAGATTACGCTCTCATCAACGCCCGGCACCAAACGCAAGCGTTGCAGAGCGGGCGCCGAGGGCCGTATTAGCCAATCTCCCCCTTGCGGGGAGATGTCCGGCAGGACAGAGGGGGGCGCTGTCCCGCCGAGGTTTCTATCTACTGATCCGCCTCAAGCCCCAAACTTCAGGAGCTTGATGGCATCGAAATCCTGGACGCCGCCGCCGACGCGCTTGGTCGTATAGAACAGCACATAGGGCTTGGCGGAATAGGGATCGCGCAGGACACGGACGCCGGTGCGGTCGACGACCAGATAGCCGCGGCTGAAATCGCCAAAGGCGATGGCGGTTGCATCCTCCGCCATATCCGGCATGTCCTCGGCCTCGAGGAGGGCGAAGCCCATCAGCGATGCCTTTTCTCCCACCACAGCCGGTGGCTGCCAGAGATAATTGCCGTCCCTGTCCTTGATCTTGCGAAGTGCGGCCTGCGTCTTGCGGTTCATCACCCAACTGGCATTCTGGCGATAGCCCGCCTTCAGGGAATAGACGAGATCGATCAGTACGTCGGAAGCGTCTTCGGCCGGCAATCCGCCGGCAACGCCGGTCACGAGATGGCCGAGCTTGCCCCATTCCCAATCGGCTTCCGCGACGCATTCATAATCGAGAAAGCCACGCGGCTTGTTGACGCCGTCGCCATTGACGAAAGCCGCGCTTTCCTGTTCGGCGAAGGCCGTCTCCACTTCCGCCGAGATCCATTGCTCGACATCGACCGCCGCGTCATCGAGAAGCGAGGCCGTCGCGGCGGGCATGGCATAGAGCTCCATCGTCGGGAACTGCAGCTCGGCGAGCGTGCCCGACGCGGTTTCGGGACGTGCCTCCGTCTCTCCCACCCAGCCGACCGCCGGACCGCTGATCGAGAACGGCTTCTTCAGCACGGCGCCGGAGACCTGCCGTACAGAAGCAACGGAGCGGATCGGCGAAAGCCTGGCGAGCCGCCTGCCGATCTCGGTTTCGATCTCCGCCGGCACCAGATAACCGCCATCAGGACCCGAACCATAGGAATGGGCCTTCGCCTCCAGCCCGCGCAGCGCCTGCTCGTCGCCCCGGCGCACATAGGTTTCGAAAGCGTTCTTGTGTTCGAGCGAGGCGACCGGGCTGCCCCGGCCCAGAGCCGGACGGGCCTGCTTCAGGAGCATCTGATCGAGCGCCTGCTTCTGCTCCTCCAGGCTGCGATTGATGCGATCGACCTTTTCGACGGTCAGCACATCGGGTCCGACGCGGTTCTCGATCTGTTCCAGACGCTCGTCATTGGCCTGCTTGAAAGCCTCGAAAGCCGACATGAACTCGTCGAAAGCCTCGGCCACGTCCTGCGCATTGCCGAGCGCCTTGATCTCGACGCCCTTCTTCTCGGGCGCCGTGTTCGTTGTTTCCTGCATTATCGTTCCTTCTCATGAAATTTGCCGGCGGCGGCGCGGATGCGCCCGGCCAGCGTTTCGGTTGCGGCAGAAACGGCATCCCGCCCATCTGCCCGATCGCTTGAATGAGCGCCCGCAACCGCCGCGTAGCCCTTGGCGATCACGGTGCGCGCCTCATTGCGGCTGAGCCCCGCATCCCGCGTGAGCCAGCGCTCGAATTCCCTTGTCGTCGGCAGCGCCCGCGCCTTGACGTTCGCGATACGGGCCGAGGGCAGCATGGGAAAAGTCACCACCGAGATTTCCCATAGATCGGCTTCGACGATGCGGCGGATCCCGGTCCGCGTCTCCTTGCGGGCACGTACGGTGCGAAAGCCGACGGAGAGCCCGTCGAGAGCGCCGGTGCGCATCAGCTCCAGCGCATCGCGCGCCCTGGGCACACCCTTGGCCAATCGCCCCTCAACGAAAAGGCCACGGGAATCCTCCCTGATCACGGTCCACACGCCGATCGGCTCGTTGGCATCGTGCTGCCACAGCATGCGGATGCCGGACGTGCCGCGGGCCTTCAGCGACTTCGCGAAGGCGCCCGGCTCGATGATGTCACGGCCGAGATCCACCTCGCCGAAGAGGCTGGCATAGCCGGAAAAGCTGCCGTCGATATCCACCTGATCAAGCGCCAGACCGGCCAGTTTCGTCTCAAGCCGCAGCTTCGCCCGCTCAGCCTTCATCGCGGATCTTCCTTTCCTGTGGCTCTGGGATCAATTCGGGAAGCGGCATGGCCTTCATGCGCTCCGTGAAACGGTTGAAGATGCCGAGCGCCGACCAGGCCGCGACGCTCGCGGCGGCCGACCCCATCAGCATCAGTTCCGCCTTGCCGAGATTACCGTCGATCGCGAGCTCCTCGGCGATCTTGACGCCCGCCGCCCCGCCGAAGACCAGGCCGCAGATGATGCCGACGGCGAAGCGGATCGCCGCCTCCTGCTTTCCCTTGGGCAGCATATAGGCGAGCGACACGGCGGAACCGGCGACCGCGCCGGCCGCCTTCGCCAGCAACACCCATGCCGTATCGCCCATCAAACCCGGTTCATGTATCGCGCTCATGGGTTTCCTCCATTGTTGGTGAAGCCCCCATTTCAGTAGCCCACCGCCTGCCGCTTCTCGTCATCGGTCAGGAAGGAGGCGTTGGAAATGCGCTGCCAGAGCGCGTCGCGTTCCACTGACAACCCTTCGATGCGGTCGTAATCATGTTCCAGCCTGAGATCGTCGCCATAGAGCGGCCCAAGCCAGTTGCTGAATGCCCTGGCGGTGCGCGCGATCAGCGGCAGCACGGTCAGCCGGTAGAAGGCGCGGTTGGCCTCGGCATAGTTGGCATAGGTGTTGTCGCCCGGGATGCCGAGCAGCATCGGCGGCACGCCGAAGGCGAGCGCGATATCGCGGCTTGCGGCATTCTTCGCCTCGATGAAATCCATGTCGCGGGGACTGAGCCCCATCGCTTTCCAGTCGAGCCCGCCTTCCAGCAGCAGCGGACGCCCCGCCCCGGCCGCACCCGTATAGCCATCCTCCAGCTCGGCCTTGAGCCTTGCGAACTGCTCCTCGGTCAGATTGCCGCCGTCCTTGGGCGCATAGACCAGGGCACCGGAAGGGCGCGCGGAATTGTCGAGCAGCGCCTTGTTCCAGGCGCCTGCCGCATTGTGGATGTCGAGCGCCATCAGCGCCGCTTCGAGGGGCGCGAAGCCATAGTGATCGTCGAGCGGATGGAAGAGGCTCAGATGCAGCGCCTGCCCGCCAGCCGGCTCTTCGAGAGGCACGGTGCGCTTGACCGTGCCACAGCGATAGGTGAGCGCCTGCGGCCATCCCTCCTGATCCGTCTCGATGGTGACGCGCTCGGGCCGCAAAAGGTGCAGCTCGCGTGCGCCGCCCGCCGCTTCGACCCGCTCGACATAGGCATTGCCGGAGAGGAGCAGATGGCCATAGAGCATCTCGAAAAACGCAGTGCCGTTCGTCCCCCGCCGCGGGCTGGCGAGCAGATCGAGCAGCGGATGGGCTTCATGCTCGGTCGAGCCTTCGTAGAGGAGCCAGGGCACCGCGCTCGCCGCCTCTGCGATCATGCGCACCGCGCGATGGACGACCGGGTTGCGCATGAAGCCTTCGCGCGCCAGTGTCGGATAGTCCCGCGCAATCCAGGATGCGCTGCGTTCCACATGCAGCGCCACGAAGCCGGTCGCGGATTTCACGTCCTGCTGGACAGGCGTGCGTAGGGGAGCGTTCGCGGCGCGCCAGCGCCACGGCCATTTCAACGCCATCGGATGGCCTTTCCTGTCGTGTGATGAAAATTTGTCGGGCTGCCGGAGAGATTCGAGCTCCTCCGGGACCACCACTATTCCAGGCGCCTGATCCTCGGCATCCTGTCCCTGCCCAGCATCAGCTCGTTCAACGCCCAGACGAGCGCGTCCAGCCGATCCGGCGAGCGGCCGGAGGACAGGCCGCCGGGCGCGAAATCGCACATTTCGTCTTCGAGCGCCGGAAAGCGCCCGGCATGGCGGATGCGGCCCTGCTCGTAGAGGGCGGCGACCGGCTCGGCGCGAAGCCATTTGCCGCGCATCGCCCGCACGGGGCGGACGGGGACGGAATGATCTTCAGCGGCGATCACCGCTGCCACCATGTCGCCGCCCTGGTTGACCTCGGCGATGATCATATCCGCCTTGAGGCGGTGGTAGAGCCCGATTGCCGCGCGCGCCCATTGATATGGCTTGGCCTGGACCAGGCTTTCGTCGGCCAGAACCCAGCCGAAGCCGTCATAGTCCATACCGGCTGCGGCGATGCCGCATGCGTCGGAATTCCTTCCCGCGCTCGCCGGTGGATCGACCGCCACGACGATGCGTTTCAATGGCGGAACCGTCTTGCAGATAAGGCTCTCGATCAGCCCGCGCGACCAGAGCGCATCGGCGCGATCCTCGATCAATTCGCCGTCGAGTTCCTGCCGTCCGAGCCGCGACCCCGCATAACGCTCCTCGATCATCCCGATAAAGCCGGGCGCGAGGTGATCGGCATTCTCCACCGTGCGCATCCGCGTCACGGGTATGGATTTGTCGGCAAGAAGCGCGCGCAGCAGGCTGACCGGGCGCGGCGTGGTGGTGACCACGGCACGCGGGTCTTGCCCCAGCCTCAACCCGAACTGCAGCATGTCCCAGGTCTCCTGCGGATGCTTCCACTTGGCCAGTTCGTCGCACCAGGCGGCATCGAATTGCGGGCCGCGCAGGCTGTCGGGGTCCTCGGAGGAGAAGAACGACGCCACCGCGCCGGTGCTTTCCCAGACGAGCCGACGCCGGCTCGCCTCGAGCCGGGGCCGCTCGCAGCGCGAGACGGAAAGGATGCCCGAAGGCCCCTCCACCATCACTTCGCGCACATCGGCAAGCGTCTCGCCGACAAGGGCGATATGGCCGCATTTCTCCGGGGCGAGGGTCGGCAGCCCCGTCGCCATGCCCGCCACCCATTCCGCCCCGGTGCGGGTCTTGCCCGAGCCCCGCCCGCCGAGCACCAGCCAGGTGCGCCAGGGCGCCATCGGCGGCTGCTGGGCGTCACGTCCCTCGCAGAACCACTCCCTCGTCAACACGATCGCCAT